CGACCGGATCCATGATTTCGTTCAGGACTTTGGGCGATGCTTTTCGCGGGCCATAAATTGCAACGCTCGATTGCTCGGGCCATGCGGCCGTGCTCGGGTTGTAGTCGCTCGTGCGATCGATAAATTGCAACTGCAAGATGTTGTCTTGATCGACGCTCGGCGTTTTATCGATGATCGTGATGAGCGGACCGCCTTTTTCGCCGATCAGCATATTCTCGGTGACATTGAGCACCGGACCCGACGCGGTCGGGGCCGTATACACAACGCCATTGCCGGCAACCGAAACCTCGCTGCGAAAGATCGACTTCAACCGGAACCCCGACCAGACCGGCGCTGTGTTCGCGCACGCGTAAAACTCGGCCAGCCAGTCCGCGGCCTTTTTCTGCGCATCCATCGAGATGCTTCCGATCAATCCGTTCGCGCGGCAGCCGGTGCGCGCGGTGAGCGCGGTCGCTGGATCGAGGATATTGCCGAGCGCTTTCGGATAGGGCGGTGCCGTTTGGGCACCCTTCAGGGCAATCATCGCGATCGCCCAGGGCGCGGCGCCGGTTATCGGGATCGAGAATGTGTAGGTGCCCGCGGCTGCTACGTAGCGGCCGAACACACCTGACTGCGTGTTGTCATCTTTGCTGAATAAATTATTCCAGTGCGAAGAAGGGCTTGGCAGAGCACCTACGAAGTTCGCCTGGGTATCAAACATCGCCACAATGTAAGCCGGGCCGCTCGTCGTGATCGAGCAGCTCACCGTTTGCGCGGCGGATGTGCTTCCGGTTGCTGAATTGGTTGCATCGACCGACGTCGAGCCCGAATCCATCTCGAGGATATAAGGGTGCGAGTCGTACCCCGTTCCGCCGCCGTGATAATTGAAGGTCACGACGTTGCCCGCCGCCGCGGCGAGCGCGCTCGCGTACCACATGCCGACGTTTAGCTGCGAGCCGGTTTGAAAGATCGGCGTCCATGTATTTCCGGCGGTGTCTCCAATCGTTGGATTTGTGCCAGCGGCTGCAATACGCCAACTGCAGAAGCCGATGAGAATATCCCCCGCGTTGTTCGCCTGGTTGTAGCGAAGAGGGACGCTATTAAACGGTTCGAGCTGGCGGAAAAGATTTTTTTGCACTGGCCCCGGAAGGTCGTTGAGGTTCACTCCGCGATGAATCTGCCCCACCTGCGAGCCGACTTGCAGCATTCCACTTTTGAGCACGTCTTCGATCATGTCGAAGAAATCCGCATCGCCGCGCGAATAGAGCGCGTAGCTGCCCTTGACCTCGATTCGCGTATCGGGCAAGAGTCCGGTAACGCCGAGATCCATGTTGGAAGAGCCGAGGCCGGCGTAGTAGGGGTAGATGATCTGCTGCGAAGAGAGCCCTGCGTTCGAATACTCACTGCCGCTGCCGAGCTTCGACTCGAAAGCCATGCGGTTCAAGGTGATCGGAACTTGCGTGTGCGAGGACGCAGAAAGCTGCGCGTAGTAGATATGCAGGTTGCCGTTGGCGTTCGGCAAACCGTAGCTCGGCGCGAGCAATGCTTGAATGAACGGAAAAGTTACCGTTGCGCCGTCGGCCGAAACCCACTTAAAAACCCACGGCCACCAGCGCGCAACCGAGGCATCGACAAGGTCCGGACCATGGTTTGCTGCATTCCAGAGCGGATACTCGTAGACCGTCGGGCCCCAGGCCTGCGAACCCTGGCCGCCATAGTCGTTGAATGTGCCGCTGAGTGAGACTTCGGCCGTCACGCCGACGACGAAATAAAAATTGGCGTCCGGAATCGTCACCGTGCCGCCAGCCGGAATCGTCGTGTCGTACCTGACGAAGTTCAGCGGGTAGCGGTTATTGTTGAGCCACGCCTGCAAGCACCCTTCGATCGGATTCGAGCCGATGAGGAAATCGCAATTCTCAACGTAAGTCGGCGGCGCGCCTTTCTTCTTCGCGAGCTTGCCTTTTTTCCCGCTGCCGCCCTTGCGAAGATTTGCAGCCCAGATGACGAGCAGCGGCGACTTCACCGTCCCAAAGATCGTTGGGATGGTCGCGCCGTACGTCGATGCATTGAGCATCGTGCCGAGCGCCGTCGGCTTTGTGCGCGATTGTGATTTACCCCCGATCATGCTGCTTCTCCCACGGATCTAAGACTGTGACGGTCCTGAAATTCCACGCCCAGTGTTGCGTGGCATCTACTTCCTCGACCGCCGGGTCCATTGCGTGAATCAGCTTCGGCCACGCGGTGACGATGCCGGCATGGTTGTACACTCGGCTTTCCGCGCATCGCGTGAGGACGATGTTTCCAGGCTTCGCGCTAAGAGTCGCGTAGCTGATGGCCTCAGCAACTTTGTGAGCGTGACGCACGACGCGGCGCATATAGATTTCGTCGCTTACGTGACACCACCAGTCGCCCGAGAAAATTCCGGTGTCTTCGTCTGGAACGAGGCCGCATGCGTGGTAGACCATGAAAAGAAGCGTCGCGCAATCGCAGCCGGCGCCTTTGACCCTCGCGTTTGTGTGGTAGGGCGTTCCGATCCACGTGCGCGCCTCGGCGATGACTTTCTCCCGATCGGCGAGCTCCCACTGGTCGTGGTAGACGATGCCGTCTTTGAGGACCGGATTGAAAGGCGTGATCATCTCAAACCGCGGCCTCCGGAGCGGGTACAAACGGAAATCCGAAGTACGGCGAGTTCGCCTGGTCGACCGGGAACTGCGTCGAGACATAGAACGTGTCGCCGGGAGAAGGCGCCCACGGGAAAGGCGCGTAGACGAGGAACTGATTGTGATGCACGCCGCCGCCGGCGTTGAAATCGGAATTTTGCGCGATCGCCGAGAATGCGCCGGCCAGCGTGGACCCTGATTTGAAGTACATATAGCCGAACCGGAGTTTGTTCAACCCGTAGATTTTGCCGGCTGTCGGCGACGTCGCATCGGCCAGTATGTTCGTGGTGCTTGACGGCGCGACGACCGTGAACTGCGGAAGGCTTGTTTCGCTGTCGGCAAGCACCGATGTTGCTCCGCTGTAGCCGGCAAGAATATTGGTCGTCTCGATGACGTTTGGAGGCACGAGCTCGTTGACGCAATCGAGAAAGCTGTTCACCGTGAACTTGATTGCGCCGCGAACGACCTCCGTTTGCGCTACCCGCCCCCCGAAGAGCTCGTAAGCGCCGTACGTGTTCGCATCGCCTGGCGTCGGCATGATGGTGCGCCAGATGCGCACCTTCCAATTGCGGTAAAGCCCGAGCCATGCCTTCTGATAAAAATTCGCCGTCGCTACCGTCTGCCCGAAGGCTCCGAGCTTCGGCGACCAGGTCACATCGAGCGCCGCAACTTCGAGGCCAATCTTCGTCGTGACCGTCCCGCGCTTGATCACCGTGGGTTTGAAGGTGCCCCATGGCGTCCAGGTAAGCGGGGATTCCCAGTTCGTGACCCAGATGGCGTTCGGATCCTCGAGCTCGCCGAGCAGATAGAGATCGGCGAGGCGCACCTCATTGCCGCCTTTGAGAAAGGCCAGTGCCGCGGCCGTTGTGTCGGTGCCGGCGCCACCGATGCATTGCTTCATACCAGCGCCGCCCGCGAGCTCGCGATCTTCAGCATTCCGGAACCGTTCTTGCTCCCCGATCCGCCGATCGTCCAGATGAAGCCCATGAACTTTTCGAAGTCCTGCTGATCCATCTCGAAGTGCACGCGGAAGTAGAAATTAAACTGCGCGGTCACCGGGGTCGCTGGGCCCGGGTTATAGCCCTGATCCGTCCAGGTCACGGTGCCGTCGGTTGTAGTTCCCCCGGCATCGTTAAACGTTGGTTGCGTGGCTCCGGAAGTCCCAGTCGTCGTCACTTTCTGGATATGGCCGGCCGGGTCGAGGATCGTCGCGTTCAGCGCGTATGCATGGCTCGCTTGCCATGCGGGCGGGTTCACCCAGGCGAGGTACAGCCCCATGAACGAATTGCCCGGAATTGTCAGGCCAGGTCCGGCCAGTGTGTAGTTTGTCCCGCCGCCGGTTTGCAGCACGGCATTCGCATAGACCGTGATCGCGCCGTTCAGGTCGGTGACATCTTCGTAAAACTGCCCGCCCATGTTCCGCTGTACCGGCGAGTAGTAGTGGCCGGCGCCGTCGTTCACAACTTGAAGTTGCGCCGCAGTGTTCGGAACGCCAGCGTTGAGCGCGGGCCCGACAGAATTGTCGTCCGGATCGTTGAACAGAAAATCGTCAAACGAGCCTAGCCGCGCCAGGCAGAAACCCATCAGTGTTTGCAGGTCCGTGTAGGTGAGCCCTGGCGCGATATCGGTCGCGATGTTTTTGAGGTAGTCGTAAATCAGCGACCAATGCCAAATCGGATTCTGCGTTTGTGCGATGCGCAGCTGGACCTTGCTTGGCGCGGTTTGCTCGAGAGTGTTGAATTCGAACGCCTTCATCACTGTGAAGGTGAGTCCGCGAACGGCAGCGGGATAGAGTTGGTTACTCACGCGGCAGGCTCCCTGCACGATGCGCGCGCCTGATCGCCGGCAGAATCGCCTCGTGCACCATCGTTTCGATATCGCCCTTCGAGGTCGCTCCATCGATCCGGATGTTGTAGTGGTGATGGTTGATTTCCGGAGCTGGCAACGATGGCGCGGCCGCGACACCGCCTGCGAGCGAAGCGCCACGCTGGATGAAGTTCGAAAGATGCGCGGGCAGCACCATTTCGCCCGGGTGTAACACGGCCCCCACGATGCCCGGGACGACGCCTCCCTTTTCAAACGCCAGGCGGCTGAGATTTGAAAGTGTCGTACTGACAGCCGCGGCCATAATCTCCGGAGCCGTGGCGATGTTCTCCGGAAACGGAAGAGCTTCCATTACCGAGGCAAATGCGGCGGCGCCAGAAACCGCGGCGTTTTGACCGACTTCCTGCGTCGCGGTGACCGCGCCTGCGGCTACGCGTTGCGTGTCGCCGGCAACCTGAATGCCGAGCAACTGCGCGAGCCAACTCGCGTGCTGCGTGATGAGCTGAAGCATCCAGGTCGCCCACTTCGAAACGACTTTCGCGATGCCTTGGTCGATCATCTGCAGCTCGATCTGCCCCATCATCTGCAGGACCGCCCGGCCGATCGATTCCTTGTGAGTGATGACCTCGTTCGCCATGCGCGCGAAGTCCTGCCCCCACTTGTTAGCGACATGATCGATCGATTGCTCCTGAATCTTCGCGGCGTCTTGTTGCGCGCGGAGGATTTCGCGCTGCGTCTGTTCGAAAAGCCGCGCCTCTTCCTTCCATAGAGCCTCGAGGCGCTTGCTCTTCTCCTCTTCTGTGATGATCTTCTTGTTCGCGGCGTCTTGGACCGCACGAACCTCTTGCTGCAAGGCATCGTACTGCGCCTGGTATTCCTTCTGCGCCGCCTGCATCACGTCGCTGGTGTACTGCGCGAGCGTCAAATGTTTTTGTGTGCGCTGGATTTCGAGCGCGGAAACTTCGCGCTCGTAAGCTGCTCGCGCGGCTTCTACGCCGTCATTGAGCGACTGGATATGCGTTTCGAGTTCACTCTTCGCGAGCTGGCGTTTCTTGTTAGCGCCTTCTGCCTCGATGCGGAAAAGTGCGGCGTTATGCTGAATGGACAGCGCTTCGATGTCGCGGCTGTATTGCTCGACCGCGGCCTTTCCCTTTTCGCCTTCCGTGCGTGCGATGGCAATCCGCTGTTCGAGCGCCTTTTTCTGCGCTTCGTATTTCTTGTTTTCGCCCGCCTTGAGGATCGCGGTTTCGTCGTCGATCTCGATTGCGTCGCTTTGCAGCATCAGCCGGCCGGCTTCTTCTTCGCTGGCGGCAAGCGCGAGAGCGACGGCTTTTTGCCCTTCGATCTGCGCGCGCGCGAAGTCGTCGGCTAGGCGCTTGCGCTCGACGTACGCCGCGCTGTCGATCTGATTGATCTTGGCCCTCGATTGCGCGGTGAGCTCCTCGAGCTGCGCGTTGAGCGCCTTGATCTGCGGAGCAACGTCTTTGCCGGTTTTGCCTTCGGCCTCGAGGATCGCAATGCGCTGTCTTGCGTATTCGCGTTCGGCTTCGAGCTTTGCCGCGACGGCGGCTTTCTCGCCGGCGACTTCCTCTTCGAGGGTGATCTGCCCGGCCGTGAACATCTGCTTTAGGCCGGATTCGTAATAGGCAACGTAGGCGTCGTCGATTCCCTTCCTTGCGTCCGCCGCAGCCCGGGCGGCTGCTAGGGCGTTCTCGTGCTCCGCTGCCATTTCTTCCGCGCCGCGAGTTTTATCGACAACTCCTTTTCCTCTAAGCTTCGGCTCGAGCTCGTCGCGGGTTTTCTTCAGTCGTTCTAGGTTTTCCTGGGCTTCTTTTAATTCGCGGTTGACACCGGTGAGGCCAGCAAGCGGGTCGTTGTACCAGGCACTTTTCGCCTCGAGATGCGTGACGAGCTCTTCGGTCCGTTGCAGCTCGAGATTCGTGCGACCGAGTTCGGCGGCCATACGTTTCGCCGCTGCTTCGGCATTCTTTTGTTCGAGCGCGTATTTCGCGAGTCCGCTTTTGCCGATGACGCCGACCGCGTCCATCTTCTCCGCGAGGTCGAGGTTTCTGAGGATCAGCGCCCTATTCGCATCGAGCACTTCCTTGTAAGTTTTTTGAGCGGCTTCGCCAAAGCCGGCGATTGCCGTCGTCGCTTCCCCGATTTTGTCGGGGATCTGTTTTATGACGTCGAGGAGGGCGATGACCGCCAGGGGCGTGAAGGCCTTCGCAAGCAGCGGACCGACACCGTCCATGTGCGCGAGGAACGATTGCACGGCACGCGGAACGTGAACGCCCAATTCATCGCCGAGCAAATGCGACGCGTGGCGCGCTTCCGTGACGTCGTTGGTGAACTTGTGAATGCCCGGGCTTGGAGGAGTTCTTGCTAACTGGGCATGGAGCTGCGCGATCTCGGCCTCGAGCGCGACAACGCGCGCCTGCAACGCCTCGAAGTCCGCTTTCATCTGCGTCGTCGACTCATCTACGACCGACGCAGCCTGCGCCATCCCCGCCTTGAGCGGGGTGACATCCATTCGCACGTGAAGTTGTAAAACGCTATCGTCCGGCACGGTTTCTCATTCCTTCGGCCACGATCTGCAGGTATGCAGGCGCCGCGTCGAGCGATCGGCGGTTTGAAACGTGCTTGTCGAGCTCCTTCGTTTCGATCTTCTCGATCTCGGAGCGTGTCTCACCGCGATAGCCGACGTACATCCGCAAAAGCAGATGCGCCGGCGGGAAGTCGTTCCAGTATTCGAGAAGCTCGAAAACATCGGGCATCTCCAGGTCGTTCACGTACTCCATTGCCCAGCCCGTTCCAGTGATCAGGCAGCCGCGGAGGCGGGCAATGCTGGGGCTGCCGTTTCTTCCCCCTTCGAAACCTTCGTCACCGTGAGCCCGCTGAACTCAAGAATTTCGCGATAGAGCGCGTTCATCAGCGCCAGGTCCATTTCGCCGCGCAGGCGCCCCTCATTCCACGGATCTGCATTCCCTGCCTTGTTCAGTGACCTGCAAACCAGCTCGATCGTGCGCTTCAGCCAGTCTTCCGGTGACGCGTTGCTCGAAAGGAGCTGCTGGCCCTCTTTGATGAAGTTGTCGGCTTCAACCAGTGTGAGCGGCGCAATCTTCACGCTGAAGCCATCCATTGAGAACTCGCGGACTCTCGGCATACACACCTCGATTGTTTTGGATTTTTCGGCTCAAGAGCCGCAGTGCTGGAAGGAGGGAGAAGCCGGGGAGGAGTCGTTCGGAGTAACGGCGCCGCTCCCCGGCGAAAATGTTCACGAGGCTTGCTACCTAATCCTCGTAGAAGTCGATCACTTGCCCCGCGGCGTTCGCGTAGGCCTCGCCCTCGAGATCCGAGATCAAGTAGTCGGCGCGCTTCAACGGCTGCCCGAGCTTTGAAGCTTTGCACGCGTAAAGGTGCATGTAGTTCGGGATGTTCGCCGTGAGTTGCTGGTAGGGCTCGCTGGCAAAGAGCTCGAAAGCGGGGCCGTAGCCTTGCACGTGATTGTTTACGGTGAGCAGCCGGCCGGTCGTGACCGTCGAGGTGTAGGTGGTCAGCACTGCGGCATTCGCATCGGCCGCGGCAAAGGTGTAGACGCCGGCGCTCACGCTGTACTGGCCAACAGTCGGCGCGCTCGCGACTTTCGTGAGCCGCTGGCCCGTAGCGGTATAGAACACGCCGAGGTCGCGATCAAACGTCGCGGAGCTCGTTACGGTGACGGTGAAGGGAGTTACTGCGGGAACGCTGTGCGCTTCCGAAGAGTTGATCTTCAGGCCGCCCGTTGCGATCGATTCGCCGAAGAACACGTTGTTGAACGCGTCGATGTCGAAGCGTCCGGTGCCGCTCTTCCACGTAATCTTTTTGTCGGAAATCGCGGTATCGTCGGGGAACTGGGCCTGCCCGCGGAGATCCTTGATCGTCGCGCTGAATTCGACCTGAAGATCCTGCAGCGTGGCAAGCTTGATGGGCGTCGGGTTGCCGGCCGGGTTGCCAACCGACGCCAGTGGGTTGAAGATCACGTCCGCGATGCCGAATTGAATTCTCATCGTTTGCTCCTGCTCGTCACGGCGACAAGCCTAGAAAAATAACCTTGCACGCGCATCCGTTTTTATTTCCGCGTGTGCCTCTATATACCCGTCTTTGATCGCGACCTCGGCGTGTTCTATACCGCTACGGGCCAGCGGCTCACGTCGCGGAGCTCGTTACGGTGACGGTGAAGGGAGTTACTGCGGGAACGCTGTGCGCTTCCGAAGAGTTGATCTTCAGGCCGCCCGTTGCGATCGATTCGCCGAAGAACACGTTGTTGAACGCGTCGATGTCGAAGCGTCCGGTGCCGCTCTTCCACGTAATCTTTTTGTCGGAAATCGCGGTATCGTCGGGGAACTGGGCCTGCCCGCGGAGATCCTTGATCGTCGCGCTGAATTCGACCTGAAGATCCTGCAGCGTGGCAAGCTTGATGGGCGTCGGGTTGCCGGCCGGGTTGCCAACCGACGCCAGTGGGTTGAAGATCACGTCCGCGATGCCGAATTGAATTCTCATCGTTTGCTCCTGCTCGTCACGGCGACAAGCCTAGAAAAATAACCTTGCACGCGCATCCGTTTTTATTTCCGCGTGTGCCTCTATATACCCGTCAACACATGCACCGGAATCATGATCGCGACCTGCTGATCGAGGATCCCGGAGTCAATAAAGATATCGCCCTCAATCCAGGCGTGGTATACGACGCCGCCGAGGGTTTGCCGCTCGGCCGGCGGCTTGCTTTGCATTTGCGCGTCGATGGCATCAAGAATCGCATTGATGGCCGTGTCCGGAACTGCCGTCGGACTCGCATCGGCGCGGAGGTAGATCAAAATGTCAAAGTGCAACATCCATTTCGTGAGCCCGAGCGCCTGATCCTGCAGAGCGCGCTCGCCCGGATGGATCACGAACAGCGCCGGCTGATCGCCAGGCGTGACATCGCTCCAAACGCGTGCGCGACGCCCGGTCGTCAAAAATGCGGGATTCCCGCCAATCTGCGTACCCTGCAACAGGGTGAGTAGCGCAGCCGCAACGGTTTCGCGCGGGACGTTCACTTTTTGAGCTCCCCGGAAATCGTCTGGGTTAGGCCCGCGAAAATTCTCTCGCGCATCTCTTCAAGCGAAGTGCGCATAAAGCTGCGCTCCGGAAACCGCGCGGTGTGTGCACGCACGGTGCCTGCGACGCGCTTGAGCATGTCTTGTTTTTTGCCGCCGGTGATTTGCCGCTGGTACTCGGGGATGTTGAACGTTCCGCCGAACTCATGCACGCGACCGTAGAAGGCCGGACCGCCGCCCCCCTGGACCGCGCCGACAATTGCTTCGCCTTCGACGACCGCGGGGATCGCGCGAATGCTGCCGGCAAGTTTCCCGGTCCGGTGTTGGAGCACCTGGCCCTGCAGCTTCTCGCCGACAATCTTCGCCTGCAGCTCGAGCATGAAAACGTTCATCTTTCGGAGGACGGCTTGGACGATTTGCGGCGCCTTCGCGCGAAGTGCGGCTGCTACGCGAACGTCCGAATTGTCGAAGGAGAGTTTAAGCACGTTTCTTCAATTCGCCCTTTTCGAGCTTGGCTAGAAAATCTTTCCACCACCGCTCGTACACATGCAGGAGCACGCCGCCCGAGAGTCGCAAGGCTACGGTTTTCAAAACGTGCCTCCCCCGCCCATCGAAAACGTGCCTGTCTTGCCGTCCGCGTTAAACGCAAACTTCGCGACGTAGCTCGCGATCTTGAACGTCGTGCCGGGCACTGCTGAAGCGATTGGCAGTGTCACGGTGTAATCCAGCGCCGGATGCCCATTCGCTGCAGGCGCGGTGACGTGAACCGTGTATACGTCGAAGGCTACCGGCAGAGAGATGTGTGGCCAGGCGCCCGTTGCGGTGGCGATGACGGCCCCCTTTGGAGTTGGCCAGCGTGGTGGTCGCGTTGGTCACTTGCGCGCCGCTGAAGCTGCCCCAATACAGCCCCAGCTCCAGGAACGTCGATTGCGCGCGCACCGGCAGCGCGGCCAAAAGCATCAAGCCCGCTAAAACCAGTCTCCTCATGTGTCTTGCTCCTTCCTTTTACGCCAGCGCCCTTCGCCGGTAGTGATCCATGACACTTTTCACTTCCGGCGGGAATTCCCAATCCCTGAAACTGATCGTCCCCGCGCCTTGCGCCATCGCTTGCGACCGCTGATCGATCCACTGCCGGCGCTTGTAATTCACGGCGACCATTTGCCGGACCGCCATCTCGATATCGAGCGGCTGCGTCGTGAAGCCCGCGGTGTACGTGATCTGAACGTTCTGCACGCCTTCCCTGAAAGTCCACATGCCGGTGCGCGGGTTGCTCAAGAAACCGAAGCCGACGGTGAGTCTCTGCCCGGGAGCTGGTCCGCCTGAGCCACTGCGAATCGCGATGCTCTTTGCCGAGCCATCGATGACGTAGCCAGGCACCGTGACGGACGTCGACGCCGGAATCGCGATGCCGTCAATCGTGAGCGACTGCACGGATTGAATTGGCCGGATGCGCAAGAACATGCGCGAAGAGCCGTTGCCGTCGTAGCTTTCGACGATGTTTGTGACGGGCGCTTTGAGCGGTGAAACCGTCGGGTAGTCGCCGTTCTGCGGAGCCATGCCGACGGCCCAAAGCCAGTAGGCCGACGCCGACGTGATGCAATCCTGAATGCTCTGCTGTTCGGCTGCGCTGGGATTCGTGACCGTAAGCCAGCTCATGACGGTCGCGAGAAGGGTTAAGTCGATGGCGTTGGGTGTTGGCGGCGGCATGGCGTGAAAAGCTCAGAAAATTTTCGGTAGCGGGTCCGAGAAAGAAACTGCCCGAGTGCCTCCATCTCCCGATTCACCGCGTCCCATCTCGGCGCCAGAAACGTTTTTTGTTGCGGGATGCAGTCTCTGCCTTCCCATTGCTTTCGGGCTCGCTACCGAAAATCGTCAGCTCAGCGTGATGCCGGTGTTTACGAACACCAGCCATACGCCGCCCTTTGCGTGGAGCTCGATGCCGTTGCCGATCGCCGCGGCGAACGTCGCGATATGCAGAGCGCCGTTTAGCTTCCCCGCAGGTGTCGTGACGGTGTGCGCGAACGCTGTCGCGGAACAGATACGCAACACAAGGCCGTCTTCCCCGCCCTGTTGCGGCAGCCCCGCGATCGGTGCGCGCAGGGTGTATGCGGCAGCGGAAGGCTTTGTGATGTGGAACGTCCCCGAACCGTTGACCTGAATCGCGTTCGCGATCAGTGCGGTCGTATCGTCGCTGATACCGAGCGCGTTTTCGATGCGCGCGATGCGGCCGGCGAGGTCAAGCCCGCCGATGCTGAATACGCTCATCTGTGTACCTCCGTCGCTACAACGAAAATCAGGTCGGGGTTACGCCCGTCAACACCGCGGTGATCCACGGCACGTTGTGCGCAAGCACTTCATGGCAGTACGTCCCGAAAGTCCATTGCCGGGTTACGAGCGGCCACTCGATCGAGTAGTAGTCGCGCTGCACGAGCATGCCGCGAACAAACGGCAGCCGGCTCGACGGATACGGATTCTCCGAGATGTCGAAATAGAACGTGCCCGGAGGCAGCATCGGATGGATGCGCAGCGGAATCGCTTGCGCGCCGCTCGGATCCATCGCGTATTGCGTTTTGTACGCATCGACCACGAAGCCGCCCATGATGCGGTCCTGCGAATCGCGCGTGTAGTTGAAGTGGAACGCAGTGGGGGTGTTGCCCGCCTGGTTCATGATCGCGTTGCCCGCGCTGTTCTTCGCGTCCGCGGAGCACCAAATCGTTTGCACCGGCGCCTGGAACTGATTCCAGAGCGATTGCAGGATGCGCTCGAACTCGAGAATGCGGCCGTTGCTCATCGGCGTGAGGCCGGCAGTCGATGCCGGAATCGATACGCCGCCGAGGTTTTGCGTCGTTCCCGAGTAGAGATTCGCCCAGATGCCAAGGTTCGCGGCATAGCTGAGCAAGCCGTCGAAATCGCTCGCGTTGAAGCTGTGGTCGGAGGCCAGGCCCGCTGCGTTACCGGCCTGCGTGCCGGCCGGGGCGGTCTGGTTGTAAGTGAACGACGGAACGTTTGTGATGCCCGCGAGAATCGCATTCGCGGCCGATGGCGCCGAGGCGTCGGTCACGTCCACATACCACGCCCACGCAACCGCGCCAGCCTTCGGCGTCGCGAGTTTGAATTGGACTTGGTTGCTGCCGGCCGCGGTCAAGACGACGCTTGAGGCTGCGCTGATCTGGCCCATGCCGCCGTTGATCGTGGTTGTCGAACCGTCGTAGTTGGTGCGCACGTACGATGGAGTCAAACCGCTCGCAACCGTCGGGAAGAGGCCGTAGCCGAATTGCGTGTTTGATGGATTGCCGAGCATGGCGAGCTCGACGACGCGGCAAGAAACGTTGGTGGCGTTCGGGATCAAGCCAGCCTGGACGAGCAGCGTTGCGGTTGGGGTGTTGGCGGTGCCGAGCGCGAAGCCGTTGTTACCGGCCGCGGTGCCCGAATTGCCGCCGAACATCAAGCCCTCTTCGCCAAGCCAGAGCTCGTGCATGCCGCGCAAATGCTCGTCCGCGACGTTGTCGGTGTAGCCTTCGCCGGCAAACTGCGACGTGAAGCTCGCGCCGCGCTCGACGCCGATTTCTTTGTACGTCGCGATGTACGGATTCTGGTCCGGAGTCGCGAGTGCGTTGCGCTGGCCTTCGAGCACGCCGGCATACTGCGTCCCGAAGTTGCGCGTCGCGATCCAGTGCGCCGCGGTGCCGTAGCCGTCGTTGACGCGGCCGTGACGCGGGAGCGAATTGCGCAGCGGCGTGTTGACCGGGTAGATCAGGTACGCCGGACCGCGAAGGTCGTAAAAGTTGTAGCCGAGCGAGGTCGACATTCCGGCCTTGATCATCTCGGCGGTCTGCGCCTTGATGAGTTCGCGCGCGAGCTCGGTGCGAACCATCGTCTCGGAGAGGAGGTCTTCGTCCTTCGCGTGCTTGTTGAACTTTTTGAACTTGCGATAGCGCTCCTGCGTCTCGGGCGTCATCGCTTTGACGATGTCGCGAGTCAGCGCAGCGCGTTCGGCGATGCCGTGAGTGTAGAGGCTCTGCGGCAAGATCTGGTGGGCGATGCCCCTTGAGTTCAACATTTGCGCTTCTCCTTGTCGCTACCGAACAAGCTCAAAAAAATCGTTTAGAAGCCGACGGACTTGCTCAGCTCTTCGCCTTCCGCGGGAACTGCCCCCGGCGCGGACCGCTCGACCGGTTTGCCATCGCGACCGATGAGCATGAGCTTCGCCTTGTTGGTCGGATCGTTGGCCTCGCCCTTGGCCTTCTCGAGCGCCTTCGCGACCGCCGCATCGACGTCCGCCTGCGTGAGCGTTCCCGGAGGAGGCGGCACAATCGGCGTCTCCTTCGCCTTCGCGAGCGCCTTCGCAACTTCCGCGTCGAGCTGCTCTTTCGTGAACGTGACGGTGTTCGTCTTTTCGCCGCCGCCAGTGATCGCACCCGCGCCAGTTTCAAATGTGCCGAGCGCCTTCGCGCATTTGCCGATCGACTCGTGCATGTCCGCAAGGTGCGCGCCGGCCGCTTTGACCATGCCGTCGTGATGATCCTGAGCCGCTTTGTGCATCGACTGAAGATGCGCGACGACGGACTTGCCGGCCTTCTCGATGGTGTCGAGCGTTTCGGCGAGGACCGAGAGTTGCTGCTCTTCCTCTTTCGTGAGCGTGACTTCGCCGCCCTTCGCGAGGAGTTGCTTTAGCTTTTTGAGCAGTTCGGGTTTCATCGTGATTGCTCCTTTGGCGACCTTCGCCGCCTCAACCAATTCGTTTGCTTCTTCGGTCGCGAGCTCAATGAACACGGTCGCGAGCTGCGAGAGGATCGCCTTCAGCTTGTCGGGGACTTCGCTGTCGTCGTCTTCAAACGCTTTTTCATCCGCCAGCCAACTGCACGTACTGCGCAGCGATTGCAGGATGTCGGCAACCGTCTTGACGTCGTACATGCTTTTCTGCAGCGTGAGCGAGACGAGCTTTTGGGCCTTGCCAACGCGGTCCATCTTCTCGGCGCGCGTCAGAGATCCATTGCGTGCAGGAACCGCGGCGGCTGGCTTCGTAACGTGAAATTTGCGCAGCTCGGTAGAGCCGTTCTCCTGTACGTACGTGAAAGTTTTCTCGACGAGCTGCTGAATCAGCGCGTCTTCAAGGCAGGGAGAATCGACGAGGCTTACTTCGCCGGGGTCGGCGGTGTAGTAGGTGAGCTTGCCCTTCGGCCATTGCTTGACGTAATCGCCGCCCTGGCTGAAACCGATGAGCACGCCCGCTTTGACTTTCTTGCAGGCTTCAAGCTCGACGACGTGAAAGCCCATGCGAATCGTTTTCGCGTCGTCGTCGAAATCGATGGCTTTGCCGCAACCGACGGCTTTGAGCTGATGCATCTCGCGCAGCGGCGCGATCGATTGCTCCATGCCCTCGACGGCCGCGGTCGCTTTGGCGTAGCGCGCAACGAGCTTCTGATAGAAGGGCTTGGTGGACTCGTAGTCGCAGACTTCATTTTCCTGGTCGGGCTTTTCCGCGGTGACCAGGCCGTAGACGTAGAGCGTGCCGTCTTTCTGCTCTTCGACCTTCGCGAAGGGAATAAATTTGCGGAATGACTTCATGGTGAAGGGGAATGTCTCGCGACGTTCCCCGAGTTCCTCTCCCAGAGGCACTTCACACAAATGTGACGCTACGGGTAAAGTTTTGCACGCGCTAGTTATTTTTGAATTTGCGTTGCGGTGTGCTTAGAGGGTCAACCGGCCAGGAGGACTAAAATCCGCGTTTCTCCCGGATGCGCGGCCCCCGTCGGTCAAGAGCACCTGTTCGGTGCGAAGAGCTTACGAACCTGCAGACGTCTGCAATTCCGGAGCTGCCGGCGTCTCGGCTGGCAGCACATCTCCGGTTGCCGGGTCGATCGCGACGAATGCGTCGAGCTGGCCGTACTCCAAGCTAGATTCAAAATGGCTGGGAACTACATCGCCGCCGTCTACGCGGGGATAGACTAATTTTCCGTCAGCGTCTCGCCAGCCCTTTGCAACTGGAACGGATTGCGGCCCTATGTGAGCCACGGTGCAATTGCAGGCCGTGGCGCCGGGATTGGCAAACGTCAAAACGCCGACGATCTCGTACTTGACGTTGTAACCCTTGCCGCACACCAAATCGCCTATTTTCGCTGCTCGCCCGTTTGCGTAATGCATTTCACTCCTCCTCATCGCTAATTTTCACCGCCACTAAAACGCAGCGGCAACCCGGATGCGCCGGCGGCATGGTGTCGCCAGAGTCAAACTCTTCCCCGAATTCAACTTCTTCGTCCTCGTTGTCGGCGCAAATCTCGCAGGGCTCATCCGCGCTCACCGTCCAGCGCACGGTTTGCACTAAGCCACTTTTCTTCCACACTTCCCAATTGCCGCCGGCTTGCGCGTGCGCGACTTCGGTTGTCGCAATCATCTTCGCGCGCGCTTCGGTGAAGATGCCGGCTTCGTCATCGATCAGCGCTTGCTGCACCTTCGCAGAGATATCGGCGATCCTCGTTTCGCCCTCAAACGCGTTGACGACGATGCGCTTGATCTTCTCGCGCGTCGTGTCGCTGATGGCCCACTCGGCGTTTGGGTTCTCGACCAGGTTGCCCTCGAGGTCGTACCTCATGCCGACGAGCTCGGCGGCGCGCTCGCGTGCGTACTCTTCGGCGATCGAGTTCGCCTTCGCGATCAGGTCGGTGTCGTGCAGCTCGAGCTGCAGCATTCCGGTGTTGATGCCGGCGAGCATGGCTTGCTCAAGCGCCGGCCGGACCTCCGAAGGCACGCTGCGATATTCCTCGAAGACATCGTCG